TTAATTATTTTTCTAAACATGCGAGTATTCCGTTTGATGAAATCCATTATTGGCCCCAACCTCTAAAATTAATCTTAATCACATTGCCCCGCTTAACAGGTGAAAAACAACTCATCATACAAGCATCTGACATATTAGGTGAGGGGAGTTGGTAAGGCTTCTTTGACATTTCGAGTTTAGACATAATTTGTATTTTACCGTTACTGTTACGTTTTAGAGGTATTCTACATAATTCAGCCCTTAGAGAGTCCATGCAGGTTATATCACTGGATAGGCTAATCATGTTGTCAGGATCACAATAGTCACCGTATTTAATAGCTCTGTAGGTGTTGTAGAATCTATCACGTAACTTCCAGTAAAATTGTGCACGTCTGTTATAGAATGTATGTTTATTAAGCTTATTCTTGTCCTTGATACTATGTTCTACTGGCTGATAATAACTGTTAGCATCAATAGGAGTCTCCGAACCTTTAAACATAAAATAATCACAGTGCTTACCCTCTAGTGTGTCGTTGACTTGTCTCTTCAGTGATACCCCTAAACCGTCAGCATCCCAAACAAACCAATCAGCCTTAGCAGCTATAGCACGATCTAACGCCCAGTCAGTACCTTCATTAACATCACCTACATTACTTTCTGCTACGTCTAGGATTACCGAACCATGGCGCAAGCAATAACCTTTTAAGTCACCACCTTTGTCACTGGGGTCATATGACGCAATAATTGCACCTGTGGGTTTAAAGCCTAGTTTCTTATGCGCATCAATAGCACAGTCAAATAGGTCAACATCAATGAGGCTATCATCACAAGAATCATTATGCGCACCTAACCAAATGTGGTTGTACAAAGCTGTGGATAAGTGCTCTAAGTCAAACAAACGCTCGGACTCTAACACTTCAGGGAATAAGGGGTTTTCTGTGTAGTTCACCCAAATGATTAGGTGTAGGTCGTCTTCATAGTATCTGTTTTCTATTAGCTGCTTTTCAAACGGTTTTATAAATCTCTGGCTGAAAGGATCTGCACTACTTCTAGGATTACCACTAAACCATATTTCAGACTCATCGGTCCTTAACGTGGGTGTTAGTGCTTGTAGTGAGTCTATTGATATGGATTGCGCCTCCTCTACCCAGAAACGTTGGAAGCCATGCATAGATTTAACACCTTCAGGATCACGTGCAAGACCCCTAAACTTAAAAACGTCTGTGCCATTGTAAACAATACGGGAGCGTTGAACGTCGAAACCTTCTAGACCTAACCTGTTAATCTCATCAGCTAGTAGTGCGTGTACACTGTCGTCTATAGTTTTTTTTGGAATTCTCTAAAGCAGGCTGTCTTGATACCTTTTACTTGTGCATCCATCAGGCATAGATCGGCGAATGAAACACTTTTACCACTACCTCTACCGCCGATAGCCACCTTAAACCGTTTCTTTTTCTTCATGAACGGCATTAGGTTAGCTGGTATTTGCATCTTAGGCATTCGTCACACATCCTTGTGTATATATGTACAGTACTAACTGATTACGTTAACTTCCCACTCCACTTTCACCGCGCCGCCATCGTGCCCCTTGATTACAGTATCAGATTTATCACGCCAGTTGTCAGGGTCTCTGTTAGTTAGATAGAATTTCTGCGCGTGAAAGTTTCCTTCTTCTGCTGACTTGTAAAGAGCGTTGGTTATGTGTGCTACTCCTTGTGAACGCCCCAACTCTATCGCTTGCCTAAATGCTATGTGCTTTTCTTTCTTGTTTGAGATAGTGCCGATAGATACCCCTAACACATAAGCTATTTGGTTATCGTTTAGCCCTTGTGCGGCCAGCATCTCAACGTGTCTAAGGTTTATGTGGTACTCATTTTTTACTGCTCTATCGTTGTAAGGTTGTGTGACTGCTACTAGATTCTTAGCCACTTCAGGGTCAACACCAACCTTCCTTTCACTGCGTTTTTTGCGTCCCATTACGGTATACCTGTGGGTTAATAATTGTACTTTATACGCTGATTTAATCTAATGATCTAGCTTGTGCTGCCCTAGTGCGGTATTTCTCACGTAATTCATTTAGCTGCGTTAGTGCTTTTGCCTCTAATAATTCGAATAAATATTGCAATGGTTCAAACAACATACCTACTGATTTAGCTGCAGCTGTCCAATATAAGTATTTCAGATAGCCTTTCATTGTCACCGCTCCTCACTGTTCACATAGCATACAATTATAGCTCAAACGGTCTAGCCCTATCTAACAGGTAGAGATTAGCTGCGCGCCTAGCATTAGCCATTTTCTTAAAACAGATAGGTTCACCGTGATATGTCTCAATAAATATACGTGAATACCTGTGTGTAACTACGCCTCTTAGAATCTTAGGGAATAACGCAAGCTTTTTACGTAACCATAACTTATCAGAAATCCTTAACGCACGATTGAACTCAGGTGCATTGTAGTAACGTACTGGCAACTGTATGAACTCCTTGTAACGCTTAGCCATGGACCGTCCCTGGTCGTATAGGTCAAAACTCTTAAAAAATAATCCTAGTTGTGACTTGACATGCTACAGACAAAAAACCCCTAGTGTGAGCTAAGGGCTAATAGGGTGAATATTATTATTGTTCTTTGCCTAGATAATGCGCTTTGTGTTTAGATATTGCCAGCCAACAAGGAAGTACAGATTATGATGGACGAAATATTATGGCACTCTACCTACTGCTTATTAGAACACTCGGAACAATTGGAAGGCGTTGAAGTCATTGCTACTGGTTATTCAGACGGTACTGTGACAGTGGATATACAGGAACCAGGGGCCCACGTGCACGCAGTATTTATAGGTGGCAAGCAAGACGCTGCAGACTTTTTACTGAATGTAGTGGGTGAGAAATGTTTAGAAGTGGATAGCCAAGAGACGTATGACTTTATGCTAGATGTGTTGAGAGATTGAAAGTGCCGGTAGCTGCCATGGTGAACGTCCTGCTACTTGTGCCCTTACTGTTTCTGGCTATTTAGCCGGTGAGCTATAGCTTAACAGTGTCATCCATGACGGGGCAACCATAACAGGCTATCGACAAAATCAGTATAACACTACGCGCCTAATAAATATCGTTAAGGTGTATAAATTTACAGTAAAAGAGATACCTCAACGCACAACCTGGGATCATGGAGCTAAAACCAAGCTGTACTAACCGGAATGCGACGGTGTCCAGAGGTATTCCTTTTATATCATCTCAACAAGTAGCATCAGCCAGACAATGGATAAAGAGCTTAGCTACTCTCACGACATGCACGAACGCTATAGAAATGACATAAATAGCCCAACGGAATAGCACTAGCGACTAACCAGTACGACCGAACCATTTTACCCTCTAACACTACTATCTAGCGGCCCATGAGTAACTACCACCATTTAGCAGGGAGAGCACAGATTTTAGAGCTACGTACCCCGGTATAGACAGGGTCTCACGCCATGTAAATTTGAGGATAAACACAGCGCCGACCACCCATGCGAATGAAGGTAAACACAGGTGATTCTTAAAACGTAGCACAGTATATTCATGCTTACCAATTATAAAATAAGTTAAATTTATCCCAGAACATTATTGATAAGCGGTGTGGAAGGTAATATGATCAGCATCACTTAGTGACACCCAGAATTAGAAAGACCCACACAGCGTTAGGCACTGCAGGGTCTCAGGTGAGTGTCGCACGTTAGGGAAATGCAACGAAGCAATGATACATAAACTACACCCTACTTTGCAAATCCCCGTGCTACCCCCAAATTACAGACATAGATAAACCGAGCTAGCTATTAACTAACTCAGGATATCGTCATACAAGGAAACAATAAGAAGTATTACAGTAGTTAGAGGTTTAGCAGACCTCCGACTGATATCAACAAGAGAATCACCAAACTCAAATGCCGAAATATGCAGCGGAATAATAGCGGTATATCGTCGGTAATTCAACAGGAACTACGATTATGCTACAGATAGCCCAAGAAGTAACCAGTCCAGAACAGCAAGCTATAGCCAGTCATATAAACAGTGCAGATAACAAGAATATTTCACACTGTCCTGACGTATATCACCAGCATTGCACGTACATCACAGCCCACCTCTTGCACCATATTTCAGACTATATGCATTATTTTAAGACCGATACAATGGATGGCACCTCTAAAGATTTGGCTACATATATGCCCGGTAGATGCAATGCAGATATGCTCGATAGGAGTATCAAGGAGCTAAAGAACCTACGTGTTATCACCACCACAACCCTTTACAAAAATAAGATTAGACAGCGAGTAATCACCTTTAACGTTCAACGATTTTGGGAATTATTCGGCCCCATCTACGTAAACCTACACCCTAAAATCATAGCCAAACAGCAGATAAAGGAACGTATACAGATCAACAAGGAGGCTGCTAACACTGTGGTTAAGATAGCGGCTAAGGGTAAGCGTACAGACAACCTCGACCGATGGCATGAACAAAAAGTATCCAAAAAGCTAACCGTAGATGTGCGGTCAAGTATGGGAGTTAGCCGTAAATCTGCGGGACCTGTAAATACTCTTAATACAATACCTAGACCTATAAATAAATATTCTAGTAACACGCGTGATAGTGATCAAAATTTAGACAGTAGTTATCCACAGAAGTTAGCATCATGGGAGCTACCCCTAGACGACCTAGAATCACTACAGGTATGTTGCCCTAAGTTCACAAATAAAATGATCACCGAACGCATAGGATTGTGGAAGGCAAACGTCTTAGCCAAACCAGTTATGCAGCAGCCAGAATGTTATGAGTGGGTTGATGAGTGTCAGCGATATTGTCGTAATGGCTATGAAATGTTTATCAGTAGTGCTAATTACCCAAGGCATACACGACCTGGAAATGTCATAAAGATTAAACATGCAACGGCTAGCCACCCTAATCAACACGCTTTTCTTTCACCAGACGAGAACGTACCCCCACGTGTAGCTGAAGAGAGCCGTACAGACCTATGGAAACGCGAGCCTACACTTGAAGAGATTAGCATTAAAGCTGAATATGAGCGGAGCCAGACCGAGACAATACATTTCTAATAGCAGGTTTCTTGACTGGGTTTTGATCCAACGGTGTATAGGGTAAGCTAAGGATAAATATTAGGGCTTAGATGGATTTATTAATGACTAAAGAGCAGCGGAAACAATTCGAGACGTTAATTAAGACTGAATATCCTGAAGAGCTAAGATGGATACTAGACTACGGTCAACGGCGCTCTTACTGGGCATACATGCGGACTCTTGCAACAATCGGTCTGACGCTAGGCGCGGTTAAAGTTATCCCAGCACTACAACAGTTAGTCAGTTAGGTGACATATTATGTCGTTACAGGGTAATAGCTGGAAGAAAGATTATGACCAACGAGAGCGTCACCATACTGAAAACCAGGACCAGCGCGACACACATCATGACGATCAGCGTACACAGTGGAACTTCCAGAGAGTATTTTGGCTATTTACAGGAGTGTTTACGTTAGCCGGATTATTCGCAACAATCGCCGTCACCATAGGTAAACACGCATGACTCCCCCCTCGAATAAAAAACCTGCAAAACCCTATCAATGGACCGACAAACGTTTAGCGCTATTGGGTCTTAGTCTTACTGTTAGCCTGACTGTCGTACTTTATCTCACAACGATTAGTATTAAGTGGATTTTGATAATGTAGGGCACCCCAGCTAAGCAGCGCCCATCTAGATCACTAAAACGGTATATCCATTCCACTCAGTTCATCAGCGTCACGTCTTGACTGTTCATCTCTACTGAAATCGTTATGTTTGACCCGTGGTGCTACTGAATATGTCTGTACGGGCTTCTGAGACTGTGTAAGGCCCCCACTTGATATACATTCCAGCTTGTCGGCGATAGTTTCCGTGAGATAATGCTTGATCCCATCGTCTGAAGTCCATGAACGTGTAGTCACCCTCCCGCTAGCCATTACAACATCACCCTCTTTCAAACCCTGAGATATTTCCGCCAATCTACCAAAACAGCACAGCCGCAACCAATCCGTTGTCTTACACTGTTCATCCCCCTTACGAAAATGGTTAGCTACTCCAATTGATATCTTAGTTATGATCCTGTCATCTCTCGTTTTTGTCACAACTGGGTCGCGTCCTAACATTCCTACAATTGTGTGTTGGTTTAAACCTATTTCAATATCTGTGTGTTCCATAGAATCCGTCCCGTGGTTATATCGTTAGTTAAATGTCTACTGGTGGTGGTGGTACTGTTAAAACTTTAGCTATAGCCGCCTTAATATCACGCTCGTTAATTTTATAGAATCCTAGTACCTTGCCGTCCTTGTGGTGAAATCCTTGGTAGAATCCCTCTTCGTCCTTGTAGATAAAATTGTATTCATTCATTGCAGGTTGCGCGTCTAACACTTGGTCGAAGTATTCCGGTATGGTTTCGTGAATGGGTTTAACGCCCTCCTTGCCTACGGTCTCAATACAAATTACATTTTCAGCCACTTGCAAGCA